GATTAGATGATCATCAACATTTAAAGAAGCTCCCCCTCCTGTAGTAATAATAGTGTCTGTTTTTTCTTCATATTGGAATCTCCATATTTGTCCTACTCCTCCACCTAATGTAGTTGTAAACAGTACTACATAGTTAGAAACAGTGCACCATCCTATAATTCTAAGATTTGTTTGTTCTGGTACAGTTTCAGAATTACCGTTAATGTACTCATAAGTAGTTTCTGGTATATTAGGTATTGTAAAAGACAGCTTATTACCTTTCTCTGTTTCTACAGAACCTGTAGACAGCCCTCCATTAGTAATAACTTTAATGTTTAAAGCATCATAATAATTACTAGGGTCATACTTAGACCTACTATTATCTTTATTTAAACCTTTTATATATGTATTTACTGATTTAGGCATTTTCCTTAGTTCTATTTTTTACTTAAATTATCAAAGTAGTCATCTCTATCTACTTCATTAGAGGATGTTGAGCCGCTTTTAGTTCTTATGTTTCTTTCTTCTTGTAATCCTATAGAAGCAAAGAAGTCTTGTTCTTGGTTAATTTTAGGAATTAACCTTAAGAAGTTGTTTTTAATATTAATCATCTCATCTACAGACGGCATAACTCCTCTTGTTTGCGCTGACCCAAGATACCATAATTGGTCTTGTACTGTTTTTTCATATACACCTTGAGGAAGTTTTCCAGACCTCCAAAGTTTATAATCAATTTTTTCTCTTATGTAGAATTCTACAGCTTTAACAAATTTAATATCATCAGGAATAGTAGGCCATCCATTATCATCTGTAGGAAGACCTTTATAAGCTACCTCTACTGTACCTTTATCAAAGTTTGTAAATACACAGTCATCACTTAATGTATAAGTAACTGTATGTTCACACTTTGTATCAGGAGAAGAAGCGCAGTGTCTGTGAAAATTGTCTGTAGCATAAGACATTGGAACATAACCATTCTCAGTTTTATATCTAAACTGCATTACTAAATGCAAGTCACACGGTAAATTTCCTCTACCGTTAGTTATGTCTATACAAGAAACTTTCTCACTTAAGCTTTGAGGAGAACCAATAAGTTCAATAGCTTCACCTGCCCATTCTAGAGCATCATGTAAGTCTACCCCCTCTACTAAGCCTGTATCTCTAAAGACTTTTTCTAAGATAAATTGAATACTTTTTACTTTACCGTTAAACATGATTTATAGATTAATGTTCTTAATTGCTTGTGAAACAGTTTCAGGCTCTTTAGATTCTTTATCTGACTTATCTGGTATTGGATCACTTTTAGAAATCCAGTGTTTTTTGTCTACTTTGTACTCTTCTCCTTTCATATAGGAAGTAGTAATACAAACTATAAAACCGTTTTCTGCTGTTATTACTTTTAACTCTTTAGTGACACCGTCTTTGGTAACACTTTTAGTTCTTATTTTATCTTCTTCTACACCGTACATAATGCTTTTATTTTAAATAGTAGTTGGTATTTATACTAGGGTCTTTAAGTACTTTACTTAAATCCCTATTCATTGTTCTTGTAGCTTTAAATTTGTAAGCAGATTTGTACTTAAAAGTCGCACATTTTAAACTTAAGTACCAAAAAGGTACATATCCGTTTGTATGCTCATTAAGATGTCTTACAAGTTTCTTTTGTTTTTTAGATTCTTCGTCTTCTTCCCATAATTCTCTGGTTGCTTTCCAATCTATAGGCATTGTATTAATTAAATTACCTTCTTTATTGTATTTAAGAATAGGCTTTTTCTTTTTTATACATAAAGTACCCATTCTTGACGGCAGTTTAAATTCAAAGTTGTCAAAAATTATCTCATCTGTAATTCTAGAGTGTATAAAATCAATTATTTGTCCATATACTTTTCTATCTACACAAAATTTAGAGTTCTTATGTACAATTGATTTATTGTTTACTTTCTCTTTAAATGTAGTATCACAGTAGTAGCTATAGAATTCTTTCATTCCAATATCTACTTTAATTTTTTCTTTTTGTTTTCCTCTACTTTCCACCTGTTCTCTCATTTGATGCAGCATCATTGCTGTTATCTTCTGGTAATTGTAATGAAGTTATTAATTGCTTTACAACTTGTTCATGTATAAAAGGAAGCATCCAATTACTTATTGGGTATTCATCATCAAGACTAAAGCATGAACTACTGTCTGTATTACAGAACTTTGATACTTCTGTAGGATCTTCAAATATCCCCATTATATTTACTTTTCTTAAAAGTTTAGATTGCTCGCTATTTACTTTAAAATACATTCTTTTATTGTAAATAAAGGCAAAAATAGAATCTTTGTTATATTTACCACTACCTGAAAAAGCAGCTCGTTGGTAAGGTATAAAAGAGAAAAAGTAATCTAAATTATCAATAGGTCCTACTTTAGTGATGGCTTCTCTGTGGTGTAATTCTACCGCTTTTGGTAAATCACACGTAGTTCTTAATACAGTGCACCCTACAGGTAAATTAGGACATTCTGAACTATTTGTAGCTTCTAGTTCTACACAACCTAAAGACTGTACAATAAAAGGATCAATAGTTCTTCCAGGTTTGTTCAGTTCATTACGTATCCATAAAGATCTTTGTACTCCAATCTTATAAAGTACTTGTCTTTCACTAATATCTAAATCATCAGTTATGTGACTAGACCTAACATCTTCTAGAATATCAAAAATTATTTCATTTGCTGTTGCCATCTTTTATAAGTTCATTGATATTAATATTGGCTGTTTACCGTTTTTAACTACTCCGCAAGATATTGTACTCTTTTTAAAATTTTTACCATACGCCATAGCGTAAGCAGTATCATCTACACCACAACCTACTTGCATACCAAACACTACATTATGTTTACCAGTGGAAAACTCAATGTATGCTTGTGCATGCAAGTGCCCTTGCACTTGTGACTGTAGTTCATTCTTCATCTTAGTTTTAGCTGTACCGCCTTCACCGTGATTATAATTAACGTTGTCTATTTCAATTTCTTCTACAAAGTTCCATCCTGGTGTTCCAAGAACCTCATCATAGTCCCTAACCCATTTGGATGATACTCCAGAAGTTTTAGCTTTTCTAAAAGCCATTCTATCATGGTTTCCAATAGTAACATATGCTTTTGGAAACACGCTATACCATTCTTGTATTTTATCTATTGCCCACAATAATTCATTATCAGAACCTAAAGCAGTTGTTTCTGTTTCATGGTAACTAGCGTAATGGTTATCAATTACATCTCCAATAAAAACAACAGTCCCGCAATCATATCTTTCTTGTATTTTCCTTACAAACTGTAGATAACCAGGTAATGAAAAAGGCTCATGTATGTCGCCAATAATAAGAACGTTTTTTAAGTTACCTTTTAAATAAGGTTTAGGCAACTTTTTCTTTAGCTTTTTAGGAGGTTTAAACTTATTCTCTTTAAACTTTTTAAACTCTTCCCATTCTTTATCACTAATTATTTTAGAGTTTTCTAAAGCAATGGCTTTCTTTGCATTTGCTACTTCATTTACAGATACTCCAAGCTTATTAGCAAGTTTCTGTTTGCCCCATTTAAGATATCCTGTATTTATTCTTAAAAATTTCTCTATTTCGTTGGGCATATATAAACAGTTTATCGTTTTATCTTAGTATACACATGTACATTGTGTGTCTTTTGTATTATATCATAACCATATCCAAACATAAATCCTTTTTTGGGGACTCTAACTATTGCAGCTGGTTGTAATGTGAATGTGGCGGGATTTCCGCCAACTACACCCCCTACATATAATTCCCAAGGATCTTTTATTATTGTTTTATTGGTATTAATCTGCTGTTTAAATGTATCTGTTTTATAAATATATTTAGGAAACTTTGATACATATTTAAAATCAGAAGAAAGTAGTTCTCCTTTTACAACTGAAGTAAATTTTCCAGAGATTAAAGAGTCTTCTACTGGAGTTGTATAAAAAGAAACGCTATCTCCTGTTGGAGTAACGCTATCTTTTATATACTCAATTACTAATTCTTTGTGCCATTTAGTGATAGTATCATGGATAGTATCAGGCTTACCTTTAACATATTGTACTACTGTGTCTGTTTCTATAATAACATTTGGTTCAGTGTCTTTATTAAAGGTATTTTTAGGTTTTGTACATTGCCTAAACAAACAAAACCCTAAAGTAAATATGACTGTAAGTAATATGTAGTCTTTAAAGTCCATTAATCTAAATCTGGATTTTGTATTAGCTTCTCATTACCTTCGTATGGTATATACTTACCTTTACCTAAAAATATTAAATTTTGTTTTCTGTTCTTACCATCTGCTCTGTAAGAAACATGTATCCATCCAGGATAACCGTTTACAGGCTTTTCGTAAATTAGCTGATCATAGTCTAGATTTTCTCTAATCCAGTCAGCCATTTCAGTGTTATTATACTTGTTAATGCCTTTTCTCCAATAGTAATCATCAATGTCCATTGCTGCACCGTAATTACGTTTGGTTTTGTCTAGTCCAACACAGTGTTGTGAATTTTTTGATCCTCCAATAGCCTTGTTAAGCTCAGGTCCTCTGAATACAGAGTTTATCTTTATTGGTTTACCTGTGTGTTTTCTAAGTTTATCAAAGACATTAAGACATAACGCTTGTATAAGTAACATCTGATTACTAGTTGGTGTGTTATCTAGTCCTCTACTTATAGCAGTGTTACTGTGCGTTACTTCTGCTAAAGAAACATATTCTGAAACTTTCTCCATCTTGTTTTCTTTTTCAGTTGAACATTCCAAAGAACTTTTGGCAAAGCCCTTTAATTCCAAGTATTGCCCCTGTACCAAGTGCACCGAGGATAACCATCTTTTTATCAAATTTACGCTGTTTTGTTTCAGCTTTTTTAAGACCGTCTTCAACTTCTTCTATTCTTTTAATAATTCCTTTATTCCCCATGGACGGATCTCCAACTAAAGCAACTTCTAATCTTTCTGTTCTTTTTGCAGTATTTATTGCATGTTCTTCTAGTCTTATTAATAAATCTTTAGTTTCTTTACTGTCCATAACGGCTTTTAATTTTAAATGTCTTCAATCATAAAAGATAAAGCACTCATTTGGTCAGGAGTAATAGTTTCTGGCAATTCTTCTAGTTTAACATACACAATACTAACATTAACATTTTCGTTGTCTAAAGCATCATTATATTTGTCTTCTATTTCTTTAGCCTTATTAAGTACCTCACTGTTGGCTTCACGCTTTTCTTTTTCTACTTCTTTAAATATTTCTATTTTTTCAGGAGCTATTTGATATTTATTATCTGTAATTACTAGTTCCCCATTTTCGTCTTTAAGTGCATGTTCTTTAAAAGTTTTTTCCATTTCTTTATTGTACACTAAAAACTCTTCTGGATATACTAAAGTGCTTTTAATTTTCTTTGCCTCCTCTTCAAATGTTTTTGCGTTTTTAATTAATGCATGTGAAAACTTTACTCCATAAAGTCCTTCTGCATTAAGTTCAGATAACGCAAAATTAATTCCTAAAACTTCTACATTTTTCATAATTTTTTTTCTTAAAACTTCTTTTATAAAAATAAAAGAATTAATCAATAATAGCAAGAGCAATATATCAGCATATTATGATACGTCTTCTTGTACTTCCTCCACTTACAGCATCAGGAATTACCCATGCCTGATTAGTTATCTTACCGCTATTTGATACTGTTGTACAAACAGTTGATCCAGCAGGTAAACTTGTTCCACTATAAGCAACACTAACAAATTTACCATTTACATTATGTTGGTTTACTTCTAAAGCTGCGTTAGCTCCTCCAATAACAAAAGGATTTGACATACTTTGTGTTGAAATTCCAGAAAGACATATGAGGTCATTTGCTGCTATAGTAATACTTCTACTGTGAGGAGTAGTACCGTCTATTCCGCCACTAAAGCCTAAATTATATGCGTGTTCAGTAGTTAAGTTGTTTTGACCTACTCCTGTAAAAGACTGTGCATAAATGCTTATTGGATTCCATTGGTTACCAGTAAAACGAACTTCAAAGTCTAAAGCTACACCTGTTGGTGGATTTGCTAACCAATATCCAACTTGTCTGGTGCTTACCATATTCCTTCTTGTCATTCTTTGCATTTGAACAAAATTACCATTTGTATCTTTGTAGAATGCATTATTAAAGTTTACTGTATTAGCCATACTAACAACTACAAATAGACCTGGATTTGTTCCTGGGCTACATGTTACAGAAATTGACTTTTTATTTGCGCCACAAGGTCCACTATATATTGCTTTAAGCCCTAATGTTGCCATATTACAATTCGTTTAAATGTATTATTTCAATTAAATCTGGTCTTTCAGCATCTGTAACTGTAGATGCTGTATGAACAACGGGAGTAGTTTCAAAAAAAGCACTTATAGAAACTACTTCATTTTGTAAGTTAGTTCTATTTTTTCCTATAAATTCTCCCATAGATTCATCGTAACTAATGTTTATTTCATTAATTAAAAAAACGTTTTCTGTATACCCTACTTCTGTAGTTACTACTTCTCCGTTATCTCCTAATTCTATCTTCTCTATAATTGTTATCATCTTATTCTTCGTATCTTATGTCAATAGTTATGTATTGCCCTGCTGTTGCAGTGGCAGGAGCAGTAAACTCTACCCAGACCCATGAGTCTGCTGGAATTGCAGCAGTACTTAAAGTAGAAGCATTTCCAGTTAGTTGGGTATTAATGTTTTGAGAAGTTGTTAGTGCGTTTGCCGATGCTGAGTTTCTTGTTGGGTGATGGTAAAGTTGGTGAGTTACAGTAGTTCCACTACCAACTAATACACTTATTACTTCCTTTACTGTTATAGCTACATCAGTTCTAAATATTGTAATGTCATCACCATTTACAGGCTCTTCTAAAGTTATTGTTTTGTTAAGAGTTTGAGCAACAATATTATTAACTGTTGTACTATCTCCTACTTTAGTAATGGAAAAAGTATGTATTTCCATTCCCCAAGAATCTTTAATATTTCCAGTACCAGTTCTCCAGTGTGCCCAAAATTCTACATACTCTCCTACTGCTAATTCAACAGCAACAGAACCGTCTATGTCATCATGAGAGTCATTATGACCTGAAACACCTAAATTCTGTGTAACTAATTGACTACCGCCTTTTTTTAGATATACAGAACCCCAACCAGAGCTTGATTCTACAAATAATGAAGCTTGAAAAATATAGACACCAGCACCACTTGCACCAACTGTAAATCTATGATTTGTATTATCCCACTCACTATTTACATCAGTACCACCTGTTACACTATCATCAAATTCTATTTTTGTATGTCCAACAGCAAACGTTTGTACTGTACCACTTCCTGCAAAACTACCAGTTACTAAAACTTTAGTTCCACTTCCTAATGAAGTTGCAGTAGCGTTTTTTACAAAGCCATTTTCAGCCCACAAATCTCCTGCAGATAAACCAGAGTTTGATGTTGGTAATTCAGAACCATCTATTTTTTTAGGATTTATATTTGGTGTAGCACTCATATCTTAAATATTTTCTTGTTTATTTAACCATTCTGTATATTCAGCTGGTGGTTCATCACTCCAAAACCAACCTGCATGTTCGCTTTTATTATCTTTTGAAATAACAATTCCGTTGGGAAACCGTACTTTATTTCCTGTTTCCCAATTATCATTTTCTATATCGTAAAAATAAACCATATTTTAATTTGTTACTGTCCAACCTTTAATAATAGCTATATCTTCTTGTGCTGTTGTTAATCCTGCTGAACCTGGACAATTAGAAACATTAATTACTGTTGCACTTGATACTGTTCCTAAATTAGTAAATATTTCTTCTATTTTAGATTCACTTAAAGCACAACTACTGTAATTAATTTTAGAAGTGTTACCAGTTACTAAAGACTCTCTTAAATTAAAACAAGCTGAAGCAAATAAATAAGTTTCATTTCCAGAGTTGCAACCACTTAAATCATAAGCAGGTATTTTCTCTAAGTTCCTACAATTTTGAAACATTTGTTGAGCATTAGAAATAGTTCCACTTATTGGTGGAGCTTGTTTAAGGGTTCTGCAATAATAAAAAGCAGTTGTAGTATTTGTAATGTTTCCTGTGTTGATTAAATTAGGAGTTATTTCTAACATACCACAACCTTTAAACATTCCTGCTATTGATGTTAAGTTAGTACAATCAAAAGAAGCTGGTAGTTTTCTTAACTTAACACAATCAGCAAACAAACTACTTACACTTGTTGCTGAACTAATATCTATAAAACTTGCGTCTGTTAAATAGTTACCAGAAAACATTCCTGTAAGGTTTTGACCTGAACTGGTATCTAACCAACCATAATCTCTAATATATCTATTTGTTCCAAAAGCATATCTAAATTCAGTAACAGCAGAAGTATCAAATGGTTTAATTTCTTTAATTTGATTACAACCAGAAAATAAATAACCTATGCTGGTTAATTGCCCATTAGGTATAGTTAAGCTTGCAACTTCTAAATTTGCACAATTCTGAAACATAGTATAAAGATTTGTTGCGTTAGGTAACGTTGCTTCAAATACTTTAATACCCGTACTTTTAAAAGCAGCAGTAAAATTGGTTATTCCCGTATAATCTGAAATTGGATTGCTTTTTAAATTATTACAACCATTAAAAGTATTACTTAATGACGTAGCTGCAGTTACAACTATTGGAGGAATATAATCTATAATAAAACAATTTAGAAACATACTAGCAAAATTAGTACAACTACTTGTGTCTAATTGAGGAAGAGTGAGTAATTGGTAGCAAGAATTAAAACAACTGGATAAAGTTGTAACATTTGCTGTATTCCATTGAATTACTTTTTTAAGGTGAGTACATTGTGAAAAAACTTGACTGGCAGTAACTAAATTAGGTGTAGTTCCAACATATTCAAATTCTTCTAAAGCAGTATAATTATAAAAGGCTTGATGTAGAGTAGTAAATCCAGTACCCGCCATTTTAACACTTATAACGCTGTTACTTCCACCTCTTGCAGTATCTCCCGTTGCGTGATATGGAGAACTTTGTCTGTTAATTCCTGTTAATGTTGAACCTGATTGTGGAGTAACTGTAACAATTACTTGTCTAAAACCATGACTTGTTAATGAACTTGGGGAAGCGTCACCCCAAGCAAATTCATGCTCTGCATTTGTAAGCGAAGAATGATTTGTATTTGCTGTACCATCTCCCCAATCTACTGTGTAATCGCCAGTTATTCTAAACCTAAGAAAATTCTCTCCGTCTTCAAATACTTTAACAAGATAATATATTTTTTCATCTCCTTGAGATAATGCAGGCATATCTAACCAATCACCTGGCCTTTCCCAAGTTTGAACAGGTACAGGAGTAGTTCCTATTATTCTAGTTTTACTTATAATTATTGACATAATTTTATCCTCTAATTAATCTTATCCAAACATTATCATCTACCGCAGTATACCAATAGTTACCGTTACTATCTAAATGTGCTTGTCCTTGATAAGTTCCAGTTAATGATGTAGAAGTAGCTTTGTAATGTCCATTTACATCCCAATTTGCTGAATCTTCTAATAAAGCAGTATTTGTTCCCGTTGTAAGATATTGTTGTACTATTGGAATTTCTTGCACTGTTCCTGTTCCTGCTACTGGATTACCTAACATGGTTGAACCACTAGCGTCTTGCATCTTATCATAGGTAACTGTATCAGGTTGTATTGTAGTTGCTCCAGTATTACTAATAGCAACATCTCCACTCATTGAAACTGAAGCAGCTTGGTTTGAAGCATCACCTACAAACACCTGTCCGTTATTTAAAGCAGGTATACTAGAAGCTGCTTCCCATTTTAATCCTCCAACTTCTCCTGATCTAGCAGTAAGTACATGTCCATTTGTAGGACTATTACTTACTTTTAAATTGTCTTCGTCTACTACATCACTTGCAATAGTTAAAGCCCCAGATCCTTCTACTTCACCTGTATGTGTAGCGTTAGTTACTTTAGCTGTGTTTAAAGCTATTGCAGTTGTATTTGTTGCAATGTTAGTTGCGTTAGTTGCAATGTCTGTGTCATTAGATGCAATATTAGTTGCATTAGTTGCTATTGCAGTTGTGTTAGTAGCTATACCTGAAATATCTTGGTCTCCAGTGTTAGTACCACTTGTATTTCCTAAAATAGTTATTTGTCCTGCAGTTAATCCTACTTTAAGCGTGTTTGCAGTTACTTCATCAAACTTAGCTTTGGACATAACCCCTGCTCTTGTTGTAGAAGCTGCTGCTAAAGTAGCATTTGTACCATCACTTGAATTTACATCTACTGTTGTAACAGTAGAAGTTCCTTCTGAGAGGTTAGTAGGTTGATTAGATACTTTTAAAGTATTTGCTTCTATCTCATCAAATTTAGCTTTTGTTAAAAGCCCTGCCCGTAATGTAGAAGCAGAAACTAGAGTAGCGTTTGTACCATCGCTGGAATTTACATCCACCGTTGTGTTTGTTGCAGTACCTTCTGAAAGATTCGTAGTAACGTTAGTTACTTTGGCATTATTGGCTGTAATGTCTGTCTCCATTTGATCCAGGTCTACAGCTTGAGAAACGCTTATGTGTCCTAATTTGGTAACATCTCCAGCAGTTACAAATTTATTATTACCTTCTGTAATGTCATCAGTGTCATCAGCAGTTTTATCAAAAGCATTTGGATTAGTTATACTGTTTACGTTTTTCCACCTAATTTGTCCAGAAGCATTAATTCCTGCTATTTTAGTTATACCGTCTTCTTCTAGTATACCAGACATGAACACATTAGCGCCTTCTGTTCTAAAAGTAGAAGTACTGGCAATTTGATACGTACCATTTGCTATTGTTAATGTATAACCAGCTAAACTGTGTGTTATATTATCTGATAACGTTAATGGACCTGTACTCCAATTAGGAGGATCAATTGCACTACTAACTAAATCAGACGCAAAGAAATCTTTTAAGGTAATCCTTTTTAACTGGCCATCTCTATCTCCTTCTTTTTTCCAAATAGGTATTTGGAAGTCTAATGTTACGTCTTCATATTTTGTAAGTGACTCTCTGTATATCTGTCCCATAGGTTAACAATTACATCCGTTGCTATTAGTTGTACTACCACCAGCAGTTTTACCTGATGCTGCTGTAGCAAACTTTATTAAATTACATAGTTCTTTTGCTGTTAGACTGTTCCAAATATTAAGAAGTTCGTCTAAATCAGTTTCAATACTTTTAGAAACTGCCGTTACTTTAGTTGTGCTTGAAGTAGTGGTAGCAGCATCTGCATAAGAAGCACCACTATCGTAAGTATAAACATATAAAACATTATCAACCCTTTCTACATTATACGCTATTGTAAGCCCGCCTGCTTTTATAACTGTTTCAAAGTGTGCAGCAATGTTAGTTCCAGTACCAGTTCCAGTGTATTGAGTTATTGTGTTGTCTTTTAACTGCATAGTTACTGTTGCAGATGTGGTATCTCCAACTGTTCTAGTAAAAGTAAACTTGTACGCGTATGTTACGGCACTTTCAAAAGGTTTATACTTCCTTAATACTTCTAATATATAACCTGTAGCTAAATTATACCTATCTAAACATACTACTTTACGTGTTCCTGCTTCTAAATGGTCACTTAAAGTAACTCCTAGCGTACTGTGCTTATACTGAATGTTTAGAATATTATTATTTAAACACGTTTTATTCATTATAATTTAGTTTATGTTATACCATAATTAATTTCCATGCCTCTTATAGTAGAGTAATTCGGTATTGTTGATATTAAATCTACAATTGGAGCGTATGAATTACCTTTAGGGTGCAGTATTTTACTAGTAATACTATCAATTGGTCTATCAACTAGTTCTAACCATTCTAAATATTCATCATAAACGTTTTCATTTATAATGTATATCTGACAAGACCAGGAAGATTTAAGTTGTAATAAATTACGTACCCTATTAAGACGGCCAGAACTATAATTTTGATGTGCTAAATGAAAAAGTTCCCAGTTTTTAGGCAACGTTTTAAACAAATTTTTAGCTGTTTTATACGCACCATGTCTGAAAACTATATCATCTTCCATAATCATTATGGATTTATACTTTTTAGCTTTAGCTTCTTTAATAATACCTATTGTAGTATGTACTAAACCTGCTGCACCTTGTGTCCAACCATCATATTTACTGTTCCAGTCATTTTTAACCCAGTGAACGTTCTCTTTTCTTCCGTCTATTGCTTCTACTAATTTAAAGTGCGTACCTATTTTATGACATTCGCTATAAATGTTGTTTCTTCTGTCTTCACTAGACTTCAGATTAATTGCATACACTTTATCTACTAGTTTATGAAACATATTATTGAAGTTTAGTAGGTGTTTGTACGGCTCCTGAAGAGTTAATACTTTGTTCCCAAATATCAGTACCGTCTGTTCTATCAAATACTTTTTTACTGTAAGCTGCTGTTGTAACAACTGCTGCTCCTCTAGCTAACACAGACACTTCTGTAAATCCAAAACCTGCAACTGCATCAACATTTGATATACTATTTCCAATATTGTTGTAAGTTTTAGTTGCTCCTTGCAATCTTATAGCAGAACAGTTGTTTCCAATTGTATTGTAGTTACAATTTAATCCTCCTAATGTAGCTAGTGCAGTTATGTTTGTTGCGTTATATGCAGGACTAGATCCTGCAAGGTCTACTGTACCACTAGTGTAAGTTATAGTGTAACTTGCTATTGAAGGACATCCTATAAAAACATCATTACAGTTGTTTCCAACTACATTATTTTTACTACTAACTATTCCAATATTTGAACATTTTGCTCCTACATGGTTTTCTATGTTTTCAGCTTGTGGTTCACTTATAAGTTCTGCTAATGAACTAGCTACTCCAGTACGGGCTACAGGGCTTCCTGCACCTACGTAAGTTCTATTAGAAAGAGTATTCATTCTTGTTCCACCGTTAGTGTCTAAAATAGTATTGTAATTAAAATTACTGTAATCTCCAGAATTACTAGTTACATTTTTTACGTTTAAAGGACTCATAGTAACATTAGTACAATCATCACCTATTGAACAATTATTATTATATACTAAGTAAATACCATCACAGTGGTCTCCAATTTTAATTCTTGTTCCTTTTCTTATTTCTACAATTGAGGAAGCGTCTCCAGTGTAGCACTGATTTGCTGATTCCATTAATACATTACTACTGTTGTGTCCTATTTTAACATCAAAAGACCCATACATTATTAAAGCGCCTACAACATTGTCTCCAATGTGTACATAAGAACTATTAAATATCTTTGTATTTCTAGTACTACACCCTATATTAACGTGCTGTACGCCAGAAAATTCTAAATGAGTTGCAGAGTCTTTTATGTATACATACTCACAATACATAAATGCAAGTCTGCTGACTCTGTTATCAACAGTTACACTTTGTGATGTTTTTATCCAAACGCCTTCACAGTCACTACCTATTAAAATTCCGTCAGAATCACCAATCCACAAATCTTTACCTCCAGATTTAATTTCTACAGACATATTACTTTCAGCAATTTCAGTTGCAGATAAACTTGTATGTCCTTGTGGAAATGTTTTACCTTTACCTCCAGTACCGTTGTGTCTACAGTTTTTTAAATCAACAGTGTCCTGTTTACTTTCTATTTTAACGTCACTAGATGCAGACATTCTTATAACAGAAGACCAATCTTCTATGTATACATCATAACATTCACTAGCATAGATTGTTGTATTATAACTACCTATAGTAAAATCAGTACACCATTTTTCAAAATGAATTCCAAGGTTTGCGTTTCCTATTGTAATACGTCTATTATGATCACAAATCATAATGTTTCTATTACCATTACCAATAACTATGTTTTCATTGAATCCTAGTGTTTTTGGCTCTGTTGCAGTAGAATAGTCTGGGACAGTTTTTGAACCTCCTATAACTATGTTTTCATTATTGTTTCCAATAGTTATATTCTTGTTAGTTCTTCCTGTTATAGTAACACCTGAAGCATTTTGTCCTACTGTAATGTTTTCACAAGATCTAGAAAACATAACTACGTTTGCTATAGAAGGATAAAACGTACCAAATGTTCCTCCTCCCCCTGAAGCTTCTGCTTCTATAGAAGTACCTATTGAAGATCCATTAACTGCTGCAACTTTACTAGACTTTTTAATGTGTACATTTTTAAATCTAGGCTTTTCTTTACTTCCTCCAGTTACATGCCAAAGAGGCTCATCATAACCTACAAAAGTTTTAAAATCTCTATAGTTAGAAGCTCCTATGTACGGAGTAGTAATGATACCTATAGTAGTATTTGCTCCATTAATATTACTTACAAAAGGTGGAATATACCCGTCATAATCGTAGGCAATAGGATGTTCATTAGCTAAAGGATCACCAGCTACATAACCTAAAGCTGTTTCATATTGAGCATCTCTGTCTACAACTTGGTTCATATCCCAACGTCTATGTAGAACATTTCTAAAATCAAAATGTGCAGATACATCATTATCAGGGTCTTTTCTATAAGTTATAAATCCTGGTCTACTTTGTAATCCATCTTCAGTAGTATCTAAAGTATGGTCATAATGAATGATGTCTCTAGGATGAGATTCAGAGTATGCTTGAACGTGTAATTTATTAGCAGTTACTGCTAACACTAAAAGGTTTTCTGTCTCTGGAACAAACGCAGCAGTAACTCCTGTTCCTGGGTCATGCTTTGTTGTTGTATCATTGTAAACAGCACTTGTTCCTCCTATTAGATGTTTAGTACTGTAAGGGAATTTATATAAAGTTCCTGGCTCAAGGTTACTTCCTGTTATCAATGTTGTTAGACCACTATAAGTAGTAGTAACTACAAGAGCTGTAGCACTAGAACCTGTGTCTCCTTTAGGAATAGTAAAATCAAATACTGCTGCAGCACTTGTACCTGAGTTAGTTATTGATGCACTTGAACCAGCCGCACCAGTTGTTACAGTACCTACTGTAATAGTAGCTGCTGCACCATCTGATCCATTTGTACCATTAGCTCCATTAGTACCGTTAGTACCATTAGTTCCTGCAGTTCCTTGAATATTAGCTACTGGGCTTCCCCAAGTTGAACTTGTTTTTTGGTACAGATCAGCTGTATCAGTTTTTATATGAATATCACCATCATTACCATCAACATCTTGTGGTACAATAGTACTAGTGAAAATTCTGTTACCGTCTGCACCAGGATTACCTTGTTGTCCTTGTTGTCCTTGGTTTCCTTGTTGGCCAGTAGGTAATGTTATAACTTGTGAACAATCACAGCTTGAATCACATCCGCATCCCATAATATTTTAATTTTTAAAGATTATTAACAATTACAATCCTTCCAAGAACATAAATTGTTTAAGGAAGTTAAAATTTTATTAACACACGCGCTGTCGCAAGAAGCTGCTCCTGAAATTAAAGCTTTATATAAGCCCTCAGCAAGGTTAGCATCGTCTATTAAATTTACTAAATCGCAGTTACCATTGCAAGTTTCACATGCAATTTTCACCCACATTTGATTAATACATTTTCTTATATTGCAAGTATATAGTTGCTTTATTTCTGCTTCGTATGAAGTAGTTGATGTAGTTATTTTGTAATTAACTGTTGCAATACCGTCTACATAGCCTTCTAGTTTAATTGCAGTATAAGAAAAGTTTCCTGTTACAGAAGCAGGTATTTCTGTTTTATCAAGAGTTGCTGTTTGAACAGTTCCGTCTGAATATGTTATAGTGAGTGTTACAGCAGTGACAGCTGCTGGTGCAATGTTTGGATCTCCACCAGTTGTGTTCCAACCTCCAGTATTTGTGGCTGAATAAGCGCCTGTAGTATCTGTTATTGTTATATGTGTACCAGTACTATTTAAACTTGCTTTAAATGCTAAAGATAACGCCATTGTGTAAGAATTAGGTTATAAAAAAAGGAGAGACGTGGGATTTCCCAACAGTCCCTCCTTATTAGTGAATTAATTTACTATTAACTTAAATCAATAGTGTTACCTGATACTGATACTACAGTAGCACCGTTTCCGTGTTGTGGTTTACCTGCTAGTAAAACTTCTAATACATCAGTGATGTCATTGGCTACAGGATTAGTACCGTCATTTTCAAGTGCGTAATCTGCTCCTACAGGAATTAAAAGTACGTAAGTTTTACTTCTCTTATTACGAGTAGTAACACCTCCAGTTTCAGCAACTTCAATAGTAACAGTATGGTAAGTAGAACCTGGCACTGTCGCAATTGGTCTGTCAAAAATGTCTGGTGCACCTTTTCTGAAGTATTCACCATCATTCCCTTTGTAGAAGAACTCTAGTTCAGCAGCTTGCTCGTAAGTTCCAGATCCTGGATAAGCTCCTGCAGATTCAGTAACTGTAGTAGTTCCAAAATTCTGTACAGTTGTTTTCCAGTTAGCTTTCTTGTAGTTCGTTTTACCTACAGAAAACTTTAACGGTTTACCTGTCATTTTGATACCCCAAGCGTCTCCTTGAGCATCAGCTTCAGTAATAAACCCTACATCAGCATCAGCTACTGCTGCGTTAGTTGCTCCTGTGTAAGGAAAATCTAGTGTTGCAGTTTCATTTGGTACATCCATTGCAACAATTTTATAAATTACACCAAGTATTGAAATATAACATCCTACTGCCATACTTCCATCATCAATTGCTGTTGATGCTTTTACAATTTTACTACCGTTAGTTACTGCAAGAGTACCAGTTCCACTGGGATTAGTAATTGTTTTTGAATTAACTCTTTCAAAATTAATGTAAGATTTAGCTTCTCTTGAAAAATTGTTTATTAAGCTTTCGTACAATCCGTTAGTAATTTCTTCTTGAGTAGCACTTGCATCAGACTTATATTGTCCATGCTTTACTAAGATACCACCACCTTGGCTACTAGTGATTGACTGATCAATATGTAATCTTACGAAGTAAAGGTTACTGTTAATTACGCTAATTGCTCCTGAAGTACCATTCCATCCAATGTAGTCTACTTTTTCAACAGCTGCTTGTGCAGTTCTTACGCTTACTTTAGTAACGTCACTAATGTTGATAGTATCACTCACAAATGGAGTTCCAGATCCTTTTCCTTCAGCTATTGTAAAAGCAGTTGCTCCTCCAGTAGCTTCTAGCATTCTGCCAGTTTTAGCTTTGTTAAAAATTCCAATTTCTCCATCATTCAATGTAGAAATGTCTCCAGTTGTAATTGCTGTGTCTTTACCAACAAACAACGTGGTTTTGTCTTTTTCTGTAAATGTTGCCATTTTCGTTTAATTTAAATTATACAATTGTTTTTATATTACTCTATTTTTAATTTACTCTGATAATCCTGCTTCCATTTTTCTTATTTGGAAAGTTTCAGGGTTTGTTATACCTGCTGCTATAGCTACTGCTTCATCAACTATTGCTCTGTGTGTAATAGGATGTAATTCACAACTCTTTACACCAGTTGCATCTTCAATTGTTACACCTGTTGCTGTTATAATTGGAGTAGGCTTTTTAATGTACCTAACGTTATATTTAGTTACAGTTGTAGCAGTGTCTGTTATTAACTCATGCCTTTTTGCAGTCCCATTACTGCTAAAATCTAGTCTCCATATTAATTCACCATAAGGTTTTTTGTATGGATTCTTTTTGTTTTTAAGATAGTAGTCATGCGTTATAGGCTTAACTTCTACTCCTGTATCTCCATTATAGCAACTATCAGTTGAACTTATTTCAGCTTCTTCTTGTATTGTATACAAAAAGTTTGCAGGTAATTCAAAGAACTTTCCATCTGCTTTAGCGTCTGTTTGTAAAATTGCGGGTACTAATTCTACATCTCTTACAAGCTCTGATAAATCTTTACGTCTTTTTTCTGTTTCTTCAAATCCTGTAACGTATTTGTTACCCATAGGATTGTAAACATGTAAAACAAACCTTTCTTGCGCCCGTGAGAGAAATCTACTAATCTCTTCATCAGTATACCCAGGGGCATCAAAATTGGTTATTTTATCATAAAGAATTAAAAATTCTTCTTGCATTTCAGCAGCATCCATCTACCTAATCTTTAGCAGTTTCTAATCTAGCTTTTATCTCTGTTAAGATATCTTGATTTTTTTTAAGTTTCAAAAACTTAACAGCAGTTTCCATTAGTGGTACTTGTCCAGGTGACGCCAGTGGCTCTCCACCTTGTAAGAAATACTTACGTCCTTCTTTAACAACAATTCCTCCTTCAACAGCATCTAGAATTAACAATCTTGTTTTTCTATCACTGTCTCTAGCAATTGCTAAGAACGCATCCAAAGAAGTTTGTATCATTTGACCTAGTTCATCTAGCAACCATTTTTCAGTGGCATCTAGTGGTACACGCTTACCGTGTATTCTTAAGAAGTTAGTCATTTCTTCTTTGTTTTCACCAATCTTTCCAAGGAACATATAAGCTTCTTGAAGCTTTTTTTGTTTTGTAAGTCTTGTGTCTACAGCTATTTCTTCTGAAACAAGCATAAACTTATAAGACCTTTTCTTTTTAGAAGTTGCAAAAGAAGGAGCTATCTCATCTTTATTCGCTAATAAAAGTTTGTAATCTATATAGTCTTTTGGATGGTCAAGTTTTAAAACTCTAGGATCTTTTCCTAGTCTAATCTTGTGCCGCTTCCAAAAGTTACCGTTCTCTTTATGTGGAGATAAGTCTCCAGCTTTGTATGACATTCCAGATAATTCTGGGTTTTCAAAGTACTCTCTTTCTTCATCAGTTAGTGGACATATAATGTTACCATTTCTATCCATTGGTGCTGAATAATTTCTTGTTGCAGGTCCTACTAAAAACGCTGCTTCATGCTCTGGATCTGTAATCCAACTACTCCTCTTGATAGGCAAAATTTTTATAGTTTGGCCTTTCATGTCTTCTCTTAGGTTAAACCCTTTACTAACTCCCATTCTTCTCCTTTTATGGTTATTTATTAAATATAGTAAAAAAAGGACTATGCAACTATGTTACATAGCCCCTATTATTTTATGCTAAAATGTTTGGAATGAAAGACGCTGTCTTAGATGGGTCTCTTACAAGAACACCTCCAATAAACATCTTATGCTCTTCCCAAGCATCTACTGCGTTTCCTACTGCTGTTACAGCTCCTGCTGGATCAAATGGATTTCTCAATCCTGCAACATACTTGTGGATTGTTGGCATACCTTTAACAGCAACCTTCTGAATGTTAGGTTGACCATCACTTGTACCAACGTCCATAATGTCAAATCTGTAAGACTCAGCAACACCACCATCTGGGTGATTAATTTTGTTACGGTCTCTGTCTCCATACATAGAGTCAATAGAAAGAGTTACCTCAATTCCGTTTGGTCCAATGTACTCAACAAATTGTCCACCGTATCCCATTGGCTTACCAACTGAAACTCCTGATGGAGATTTTCCTTTTCCAATTCTAGACTGGTCTCTAGCAGGTGTGTAAAGTTGAGAGAATTTTTCTAAAGCTTTGTGGAATAAGTAAGCACCTCTTTCACCTGTTCTCAAGACAAATTTTCTTTGATCTCCTGAAATCTTACCTTCTGATAAATCAAGAAGTCTTTCAGTTAAATCTTCAATAGAAAATTCATTGTAGAACTCAGTGTTAGCAGCTTCCATTTGTTGTCTGATACCTGCACCTTGTACAATCTTGTATCCTGATTTACCAGCTACTTCGTAACCACCTTCTTCAGTTCTGTTAGCTGTACCGTACATTAACATTCTGTTGATGTCATCTCTAAACTCTCTGTCAAAAACATAAGATTCATAATCTTGCCATACAGTGAAAGTCTTCTTAGAACGTGGGTCCATTAACTTAGTTCCCATTTTTCTAAGGATCATGTTACCAGGAGTTCTTTTCATCATACGTAAGTGCGTGAACGCATTTCTCATAGTGATGTTCCCTCTGTAACGTGGTTGGTGACCTTTCTCAGAGAATTTGCTTTCTACTGGAGAGTACTCACCAGAGAATTTCTTTCCTGCAGCTAATTCCTCAAAAGGAATAAACAAGTCAGCGTCTCCTGTGTTTAATCTACAAGTGTAAACAAAGTTAGTTCCTTCAGCAACTGGCTCTCCAACAATTAAAATTGGATAAAGCTCGTTTCTTTCACCTACAATAACTTGAGTATCATCAAAGTAATTTTTAGGGAACACTAGTTCAAACTCTGAAAAGTTTTTACCTACTTCATCAGTAGCATCTGCTGTTGAACCATCATGTCTAGCTTCTACTAGCCCAATGTTTTCTATAGCTGGTGAGCTTAGCTCCCAAGTATAGTCTCTTTCATCATCAAACTCTAATGTTGGAAATTGAGACAACATAGTGTCAATGTTATTTCCAAAGTTTGCTGCCTGAATTTTAGTAATCAAATCAGAAACTTTATGAGGGTCTTGTTTCCATATAGCCCCCAAGTGGTTTTCTGTCGTAAGACCCTTCCAAGCGGAAGCATCCGTCATCTGTAAAAATGATAATTGTGACATATCTATCTATTTAATAAGTTTTCTTTTATATAATATTATCTAAAGCTCCAAGTAACCCACTAGCATTCTTTTTTTGTTTTCCTGAAACGCCTTGTTTAATTTTAGCGTCTTGGGCTGCTAAAGCTCTATCTAGTTTATTAACTGCAGAATTTGAAACAGGTCCAGTTAGTGAATCCCAACTTTTAAATCCATCTGTTAAGTGATGTAAGTAGTTAAGTTTAACTAAGTAGTCTTGATCTTCAATCATACTTTTAACTACTGCACTTATAGGATTATTGTTTCTATCATAACCTGCAGTTTTTGTCATTAAGTCATAGACCTTGTTTTGTGTGTCTTCGTTGACTTTTAAATTAGGAATAACTTCTTTAGTGCTTAATACTTTAGTTTTCAAAGTATTTAGTCTTTTTTGATAGTTTTCCTGCGCCTCTTTATTTCTAGTCTCTGCCTCTTCAGAAAGTTTTGCAATTCTTTCTTTCTCTACTTTCTGAAGTCTGGCTAAAGCTTTTTTAGAGTCTTCAACATCTTCACCAAGATCTATAGAACGTTCTGCGTACTTTTCAGCTTCTGACTGCTCAAAACCTTTAACTAAAAAATCTTGAGTAAGTACTTTTCTTCTAAAATCTAGCTTATCTTCTCCTTCTAAATCAAAGGCGCTGATATCAGCTAGTTGTTTTGAAGAATTTTTTGCTTCTCTATAAGAGTCTTCAGGGACTCCATTTCTTAAAGCTTTTAAATATTCTTTTTGGTCTTCATTCAAATCAGAATATTCATTTTTTTCTACCTGTTTTCTGATAACGTTAATTAAATCTGAACCAGACTTAATCTCTTTTAATTCATCATCAGAAAGAGATGAAAGAACCCCATCCTCGCGAAGAGCAGAAGTTAAGGAAGTAAGTGGAGAAGAGTTAGACTCTTCTGAGTCTGGGGCATCTTCATCAATATCTTCATCATTGTTTTGTACACTTTCTTCTGTTTCCTCGCTTGTTTGTACAAAATTTAATTCTTTTTGTAAATCAGGTTCATCTCCTGGTTCTTTTTCTTCTGTTTCTGTACCATAAACTTCTCCCGTTGTTGCGTCAAAGCCTGGTATGTCTAGTGTTCCTTCACTGGCGCCTTCTTCTAAAAAATTAGCATCCAGTCCTTCAAATAAATCCTCTCCTTCCATAATAAAATTTATTATAATTACAAATTAAAAACATTCTTAATTAGAATTCCAAATTTTCTAGAGTGATATACGAAATATTTCACTCTTAGTTATAGCTATTTTGTTGAAGTTGTCTTATTCTTTTTAGCTACTTCAACTTTTTTAAGCTCAATTTCTTCCTTAGCTCTGTTTGATCTCTCTATTTCAGTTAAGGAACTTTGCTTAATTTGGAAATCTTTTTGCATTTTTTCTGCTTCTATTTTAATCTTTTCTAGTCCTTCCTTACTAGTTTCTGCAGAATTTTTAGCGTTTATGTCTAGTTGTTTTAACAATATAGCGTTTTCTCTATCACGCTGGTTGTCTTCTAATTCTCTAAGTTGTTTATCAACTTCAGCTTGTGCTTTTTGTTCTTCAATAGCAGCTTGCTGTTGAAGTTGTTGTTGTGCCATTTGCTGTTCTTGCTCTTGTTGTTTTTGTGCTTGAGCTTTAGCGTCTTCTTCAGATCTTTCAATCTTACGCTTAATAGCACTAACTGAATTAGTAGTCATAATGTCTAACAATTGAGAGAAGTTAATCATACCATTTTGTAATCCTGCATGTGCAAGTTGCTTAAGGCTTTCTCTTAAATTGTCATTCATAGACCCTGTAGTTACATGTATGTCATAGTCAGCTTCATTAAAAATTTCACCGTCTATTTCAAATAACTTTGTACTTCCTTCATCTAGTACATATTGTACTTTTATATTCTCTTTATTTCTCCAAGCAAACTTAGCTGTTTCTAATAAAGCTTCTAATACTCTAATTTGTGTAGCTTCATGCTCTGCAAACCAATACTCAGTAATATGAGAAGACTGAATTACTTCTCTTTCTACATTACCTACTGCTTCTCTTGCTGATATTTGCCCTTGTCTTCCTGGAGATACTCCTGATATTTCACCTAACTCTTGTTTGATGTATCCTAACATGCTAATATATAGCTGTATGGTATTACCCATCTCAAGATCTATAACAGGTGTAGGAAGTTGTTGTCCTCCTGCTAGCTTACCTGTTGCTGCACCTTTGTTACCTTCTTTAAAAGAATCATAAACAGCTAGATTCATACCTTGTGCAAAAGATAACCACTGATCAATCTTCCAATTTTCAGGAACTCTAGCTAAATCTAATGACATTATCTTACCATAGTTTTTAGCAATAGCTAACTCTGTATTGTACATAAGTACATTATACATGTATTGGTAAGGTTTCATTCTATCCATTAATGAAACTGAAGTATTATCATTTGTTTGGTATATTGTACCTATAATTCCAGGATGGCATTTAGAAGGATTTTCCATGTTTCTAAATTGGATTTTTCTAGGCTGCATTCTCAAATAGATTGCTCTATCATCACCTTGTACGGATGATCCTCCAATTTTATGTCCTTCCCACCATTCATTTATCCAAAGAACTTTAGATTTTTCACCTAAGTCTTTGTTTATTTTGTAGTTTTCATCTTCTAGAGAAACCACCTCGTTACCAAATTCATTGATTTTAGTAACTTTAAGCATTTTTCTTCTAGATTTCCAATATACTTTTAATACTCTAATATTACCATCTTCGTCAAAAACACTACCAAAGTCATTGTCACTCCACCAATCAGGATCAAATGTTTCTGGATCTAAATTAATAGGCTTACGTTCTCCAATACCGTTAGATGCAGAAGCGCCTGAAAAAGAACCTTCTTCTAACATGTCAATTTCTGCAGGTGTTAACTCTTCGTGATATTCATCTATAATTCTTCCTGGAGAATACCAGCTTCTTATAGTTATTACATCAGAGTCTTCTATATGTGAAGATTCTCCTGATCTAATTATATTAACATGTTTACAATTAAGTCTTTGTAGTATTGGTTCATTTCCAATTACGTCTACTTGGTATATTTCTTCACCTGCAATTAAAGCATCTTTAAATCCTTTAGCAAATGTTTGTTCAATTTTTAGTTTTTGTTGAAGATGTGTTAATATATGAGTAGCCATCTCTTCTCTATGGTCTTGAAACTCATATGTTTTAAACCTTTCAAAGTCAGCAAGCTTTTTTTGCATTTCTTCTTCTGTAAGGTTTTCATTATCAATGCTTTCCATCATAAGCTTAACTAATGATGATTTTAGCTCTTTTTCTTTTTGAGATATAGCGTCTGCATTACCTACTCTTACTCTTATATCTAATTTACGCTTTAAAACTTCCCCTACAAGTAAATCAATTTTAGGATTAGCTATAGGATAGTTCTGCATTGAAGCAGGTGCTGTTAGATTTTTAAGTTTAAATGGGTTGCATGTTTTTTCAACATCTTCCTGATCTAAGATATCACTATACAAATCATAGTTTATCTTTTTATTTTTTGTGCTTTTTCTAAGTCCTTCATCTCTATGAAACGCATAGTCTTCTGCAGCATTAATGTTTTGTTTTCTCCACTCTTTATTCTTTTTACTTAAAGATTTTTTCTGTGCGGGGAAATGTATAACTTTTTCAGGAGTTGCCATAATTTACGAAAATTAAAATTTATAATAATAATAACAAGATGTTTTAAAAATAAATACAAAATATTTATAGCTAATATATAGGACGTGTCATTCTTGATGTAAAAAACTCATCATTCTCTAATCCTATTTCTCTGTTCTTTTGTTCGTCTTTACGTTTTAGTATAGAAAACTTGTCTTCTTTAAGTATAGCTAACATACCTAACGCTGATACACGGTCAAAGTTTCCGTTTTCATTGTGTGCTATTAATTCATCTAGTGCTCCTAAGAACCTCAACTTGTGCATATTCTGCACTTCTTCATTGTCTTCTCCATATGCAGGTGTAATTAAATACTTAAGTACAAGCCTAAGCGCGTAAGCATTTACTTGAGCTGTTGCAGTTGTACCGTATTTACGGTTACCTACTTTTGATATAGTTGCATTAGCTTGATCTCTAAGTATTTCTGGAGTTTCTGCTAACAAATGAAGAGAGTTTTTATGTTTGTAATGTATATAAAGTCCCTTTTTATTCTGCTCATAGTTGTTGAGAGCTTTGTAAAACAAACAAAGTCTTCTTGTTATTTCATAAAACTCTTCTGCACTTCTACGTCCTGTGTATTCTGCTACTATCCTATCTGTCCAACTGTCTAGTACAAATATAGAACCTAATGATTTAGTAGAAGACGCATCATCATCATATGTATCTGTTCCTGCTAAATACCTGTTTGGAAATACAGTACCATCAGATTGTTTTTTAGGCATTTCAGCTATTTCAATAACCCCAGGTTTATTTTTGTTGTCTTTAATTGGCCATTCTTTTACAAGATTAATAGCGTCTGTGTTTTTCCACTTTACCTTACCTTTACCGTCTAATATAATTTCACCAAACCAGTGCTTATTACGGTATTCATGTTTTTTAGTCTTAATGTTTGCTTGAACTACTTTAAGATCTGCTATTGGAAAGATGTTTCCTTTAGCATTTAAAAACATTTCAGATGGCTTAAGTGGATAATTCATTAGTTCTCCATCAATAGCTGCAGCTGAATTTGCTCTTCTTTTTTCTTCTCTACGTTCTTTGTAATTTGCTATTGCTTTCTCTGTAAGGGTATTACCATTTTCATCTTTGAAGTTTCCATCCATGTAATAAGCAGGTACAAACCATCCTATCTTACCTGTATCTTCCCACTCATCTTCAAATTCTAAAAAGTTGTAAGCTTTTGGATCTCTAAATATTATTTCTGCTTCTTGTATTTTTTCTACATTACCTCCAGTACCAATGTATATAGATGTTCCAAACTTAACTGTACCATCTTTCATCTGACAAGCTTCATTTGAAGCATGTACTGTAAGTACATTTGCTAATAGTCCAACTTCCTCTATCACCATTACACCTGGTCTAGTACCTGCTGCCGCTTCAGCGTTTTCTACTGTATAAACTCCATGTTTAACATTAGACCCACTACCTGCAATGTACTTTTTACCTCCTACCTTTTTTTCATATTCATGTCTCCAAGGATTTTCTATGTTGTTTGATTTAAGAGTTCCTGCCATTTCTTTGTAAAAAGGTGCGGGAACATAACTAGACCCTTTTCCCCAACTACCAGGCATGTTAACCATAGCAGTTTTAGTCTTTTTAAGAATGTCACCTGACTTAGATGCCATTGCTGCTCCTACAAACACTTCAACTGTAGATGGGTTTTTAATAGATTCCTCTGTATAGTACCTTGCTCCGTCAAATACTACTTCATGTTCTATAACTCCTACAGCATTAAGGTATGATTTACCACCACCCCTAGCTCCTAGTAAAAAAAGATTAAGTGCAGTGTTAGAATAATCAGGTAATCCCATAGGTTCATGCCATAGTTGGCGTAAATACTCTCTAGCAGGTGCATACTCCTTAAGTTCTCCGTTTTCTTTGTATGCAATACTACTTAAATCTTCTTTATCTAGTTTTTTGTCGTAGTATAATTTAAGATCTCTTAAACAACAACGCTCATCATCTCTTTGAAAGCCTGAAAATCCTCTACATTCCATGTAATTGTAAAAGAATTCCCACTCAAAATCTCTTAAAAGTGGTCTCATTTTCTTTTTAGGTGCAGTCTTAGGAGCATCAGGTGGGTTATGTAAGATAATACCATAATTTACATAGAAATAAAGATTAGGCGGCATCCATCTCCAGTTACCTCTACTCTCATGTCTCTCTACATCTTTATTTTTCAAATTTAACGAAACGTCACTTGAATCTACACCCCAAAAGCCTTCTATACACCTTCTCTTCTCCTCTCTCCAAAACAAAGTGTAGTTTTTAGACTTAGGGTGTAGTTCTGGTAACTCTCCTATTAAAAAATTATTTCTGTTATTTATCTTTATAAATCCCATTCTAAATTAATCCTTGTTCAGAAGCACTTTCTGTACGTCCTCCTCTAACATGACCTTCTTCTTCTGACTGTATAAACTCAGATTGTAGTTGTTTTAACTGATCATACAGCTTTTTAGTGTTAGCCATCATGTCATCAAGCTGTTTAGCTGTACCTAAAATCTTTTTACCCTGCTCATCTAAGCTATCCCAACTGTATTCTGTGTTGTCCATAAACTTCTGACGCTTATGAAGCTTCTCCTCAAACAATAAAAGATCCTTTTCAGGTAAACTCATCACTCTATCTTGGTAACAAAACTCTAAATGTGCTATGTCATCCCAATTAAAGTCTTCTTTATCAATTATATCAGTAGCTAAAAGAGCTTTTTTCTCTTCTATAGCCATGTTTTTCCAAGTATTCTCTATGTTCTTATCATAACAAAGAGCAATAGCCCACATTACTCGCGAGCTATAGTCTTTCTTTTTAGATTTATCTTTTAACATGAACTGCCTAAACAGTTTTATAGATTTAAAGTTGGGATTAGCTTCCCAAAAATTAAGCTCTGTATCAAGTGTTCCTAATAGTGTACTCATTTACTTGTAAATTGCCATTACATCTCCTTCAGTAAACATTAAATATTTTCCATTCTCTAGTGGTTCTGCACTTAAGAAGCGTCCTGTCTTTATTTTTACAGTGTCACCTGTTTTAACTTCTACACAACTATTACCTGCAGACAGTACTTTAGCTTTCTCTGCATTTTTTAGTTGCTCTTGATTCCATGCCATTTCTTGCTCTGCTTCCATTTCAGGAGTTAATGCAATACTTGATTTTGGTTTTGGTTTTATAGGGTTCTCCACTATAATGTTGTTTCTAGTTGGTGTTATCTTTACTTCTAAATAAGGGTTTTTAAATTCCATCTTCTATAAATTATTTAGTCTATTAATATCTTTTTCACTCATTACTGTTGCACCTTTACCTGCTTCAGGGTCTGCTTTCCAGGATTGCTTTGAAAAGTCTTTGTAATAATTACTACCTCTATTCCCTTTCATTTTAGTTGTACTAAAACTAAACTTCTTTTCTTCTTTCTTCTTAAAAAACTTCTGATCTACAACTTGCTTCTTTACCATACAAGTTGTGCATACATGTTTAATAGGCAAATTCTTTGAAATGGGCCCATTCTTTGTCATCTCCATAGCATATATAAAAGCAAAAGGTGGCTCTTCACTATTATCTTCAGTTTTTATATTTTCTTCTGTACATCCTTCTGTAACACATTTCCTTGATGTAACTGAGTAGTAGTTTAACTTCTCTTTTAAGTCTAAAAGACTGTATTCTTTTTTGCTTATTTCTTTCATTATTTCTAGTTTAGCTTACCAAAGTTTAGATTACTCTCCTCATTCTTAATGTAGGTTTTATACTTTTTCCACTTTTTAACTAACACAGAATAATCTTCTGTAACTAAAATATCCATGTATGATAAATTTATTAGTGTTAAGTTTTCTTCTTCTGTGTCATTTATTGTCTCTATACCAGCCTCTTCTATTGCAACTACGTCTCTCCATTCTATTATTTTACGAGTTTTGTCTACTATTCCTGTCTCGGCTGATTTGGTCACTCTTACTACTTCTATTAGTTCTTGCATTTTCTATAGCTTTTATTTTTGCGTGATCAGCATAAAGTAACCCTAATTTTTTGAACCTTATATTAACAAAACTATCTAATTTTTCTTTTTCAACTTTTGATATTTTAGTTCTTGCACATTTATAAGGAGATTCAAAAATAGCGATAATTACTTCTTCTGGTAAATTGTACTTTTCTGCTGCTTCTTTTATTATTCTATCTACACTTTTTTGCATTTCACTGATAACGTATAAAACTCACCTTCATCAACATCTATAATTAAATCAATACTGTAATCAGGGTTCTTTTCTTTCCATCCTTTAATTACTATCTCATAAACAATTAGGTCTTTCATTAACTTATCTAAGTCACCATTGTAGACACTAATTACTCTAGATACCATTTAAATTGCTTTAGCTTTCTTAATCACGAGATTACTTTTAACTACAAATTTAAAATTCAAATTAAATACACCGTTCTCTGGTTCTACTGCAAAAGTTTCTCTTATCGTTATACCCTTAATAACGTTCTTTTTTCTCAAACCTCCAAGAGCTTGCTGTATAACTGCATTAGAAATGTTAAGCTTTTCACTTATTTTATTCCTAGTAGAGATATCAAACACTAACTTAAACCTATCTTCAGCATCCTTAATATCTCTTTTTAAATAATTATGATAAAGAAGTTCTGCAAACACATCTGCTTC